ATGTATTCATACTGCTGTGGGGTATAAGGGCCTAAACTACCGGTGAGAGTGATCAAATATGCCGAATATTGAGTCACAAAGTTGAGGAAGAAGTTGAGTGCTGCGGTGTCTCCTCTTCCGGAGCAATTCATCCACGGCAGCCTAAACTTGTTCCTCGCCCGCGTTGTCCCGACACTGGTCGACCAAGTTCTGAAACACCATCCGAGTGTTCCAATTTCTTTTTGCAGGATTCCGCGCTCGTTAGGTTCTAATCTAATTTGATTCGACATAATTGGGCAACCAACATAATGGAGATAATCATGCCAAAGAGACAATGCTTCGCGAGATATAGTAGTGTCAAAAGCGGAGTAATCCGACATTATTATTCTATAGTCATTCCTCCGCAAAGTTTTACCGTCGTCGCTAACTTCCTTCCTAATCCAGGTGTCTAATTCAGTGGGGCTCATGCCTCCAGCGTATGCAAAAGGTTGTGAACCGGAGAATATAGAATGTAAATGGTTAGTAGCCGAACGGGTCCAACGGCCAGCCAGTCCTGAGAGGACATTAGAGAATGAGATTATACATCTCGGATTGGCTGGTTGTTGGACCGGTTGATGAGCAAACACACTGTGATTCGCTTTCTCTAGCTTCATGAAAAGCTTAGAGCGCGAAACATAGCGTGTTGGTCCTTCGGATACAAACTTGGCCATCTCCTGCCATATATCCCGCCTACGAGAGGGAGGAAAATGGTGGAGATAGCACTTGTTGCCTCTCTCCGTTCTGTTAATATTGACGCCGTTAGGGGAGTTATAACAGTCAAACTCGTCTAGGTATCGCATAACTTCCTGAGCTTGTTCTCTTTCTATCCATTTCGAATCGACGGCCTGTTCCAGGGCTTCCTCGTCAGCAAATAGGATCGGTACTATTTTATCCATTTGGTCGATCTTAGTTTTGGCCAAAAAGGAATTATTATCGTAAAGTACGTCTCTAACCCAATCCCAGATTCCAGGTACTGCGATATTGGTAGGATTCTTGAACACACGGTTGCCGACAAGCGAAGGTTCTTCTTCACTCATAATTGAAGCGCCAGGGGCTAGCTTATTAAAGATGGTTGGTCGGCATTGAAATACGATTCCGCAAGCCTGCGGACCAACCTCACGATTAATGGGCTCTTGTACATCGCTAGCTTTGGGTCCAAGTTTAAATCGCATCGGGAAATCAGGACGTCTTGGTTTTTGCTTCCATCTCGGTCGGACCGGAGCTATCCTATTAGGAGCCCCCAAAGGTACTATTCCTTCCTCGTATGCTATGATGTGAGTAGGATCGTAAAATGAGAGATGTTGGTTTTTATCTCCTTTCATACAATCGTAACATTTCGGACACATAGCATAGATCCAACGATGTTTCTGCGGGGCATAGCCGGCACAAGATGGGCATTGATGTTTGTTACGTGCAATCAAATGTTTATTCTTTCGAGTAATTTTATATATTGGTTCACCATATGGCTTGCGTTTTCTTCCTTTTCTGAGTGGAGGGGTCAATGTTTCAAAAGTCGGATCCGAGACGTCGTCTACCAATTCGTCAAAGGGGCTGAAACCAATGAGCTCATAAGCGGGTTTGAATTCCTCGTCGATTATCATTTTATCAATGTAATCGATCACGCTCTTATTGTATTTGAGTCCGGCGCCTTTGAGATCTTGCAGTCTAATATAATCACCCAAATTCGAATTGTAACGTGATTTACAATATTCGGGGTCCGATTCTAATCTAGCAGAAAGGAAGATTTCCAAATACATGGCTACTAATGTGGCGGCACAAGCATGGCCTGGTCCGATCAAACTGTTCGCAGCTACGAACGTTGCATTTCGGAGACGGCGACACTGCTCCGCATAGTTCTGGCACACTTTTATTGGTTCAGATTCCTCGCCCGCGAAAAGGGAACGGGTCATCGTACCCAACGTCGCTAATTTGAGCTGAAAATCAGCTGCGCGAAATCGGATTTGAGGTACAGTTCCAGTCACGGGGTCGAAGAAGCAAGTAAGATAGTAATCTTCAGGAGTGCCATTCGGATTAGCCACATTCCTAACCAAATTCAGAGGCGGCAAGCCGTAATAGGATAGTAACCGGGCTATATTATCGGAAGTAATATTGTGCGCATAGCCTGGGACGCATACAGGTTCCACGACAGGTAGGATTCTAGCCGGAATTTGCCCGGGATAAAGTGGATCTAACATCGTACCCACCTGACGCCAAATGTATGTGTTTGGGTTCAGTTGAAGATGGTTAAAATTCTCGAATGGCGATATTGGCACACATGAATGCTCCTGGGTCCTGATCATTGAGCGGGGTATGACTTTGTTGTCCGGCATGACTATTGGCTCAATCGGAACGGGTAAGGTTACGTAAACGTCAATTCCAGTTGATCTTGAAAGCAGGTAAGCGGAATAAGGATCCGCAGGCCCGCATCCATAATACAAGAGCTTAGTCCACCGCAGCATCCCCGAATTTGGTACGTAGCGACTATGATGCAAGGTAGTCCAAGCAAAAGCAGCGACGATCAGGTAGAAGAAAAATAATCTTTTGGCCAGGGGAAAGTATTTGTGTACATAAAGTTGCCATATTCCTCCAATAACAGTGAAGTTGTCTATATGTATGTCGGCAACCATTAGATAAACCATTCGATGCATGGCGGATTGCAAGTCATTATCTGGCAATTCGAAATGAAAGTCCAAAAGATAAAGTAACAATTTGCAGCACGTAACGAACAAAAACCATTTGTTGAAATAGATAAAATGTAAAACAAAGCAAATAGGAGTGACCATCATTACAGCAGACCAACCGAAAAACCGCGTAGCAGGTGTCGGCCGATAAGTCTTGGAGAGAACTACCCTATAACTACCTTGATCCACCACCGTAGGATCGTCATTAATATAATGAGGGCAGAATAGTTTGTGTAATAATATTTTGAGCAATTCCATTTTTGTTCTCTCACCAGAATAGACTAAGCTGAAGAAGTTCTTATGCAAAACTTCGATTTGATGATCCACATTGTACAAATGGCGTGAAAATGGTATATAAAACTTCCCATGTCGACAAATGGTTGGTATGATTTTAGTTGTGAGCAAGGCTATAGCTTTATTACATTTCAAAGCACCGTCATGGTCAGTAAATCGAACCATGGTGTATGTGGGAGTTCGTACCTCGCCTCTAACAACTTTCATCAATTTCAACACCAAAAATATAGGATACAACAAGGAAATAAAACGGAGATTTATGTGAAAACCGAAAATGGAAGATTCAAAATAAGGTGAAAACCCTGTCATTGTAGGACTAGTCATCAAGTCCGATTCTTGGAAGTCCAATTCCGGAGTGGAGTGACAAGCTGCAGGTCTCGGTCCCAACTTCCTCTTCTGTTCAATACGCCGTCGGTAAATCTTCTTAGGGTCTTCAATAATTCGTTTATCTGCCGCTTCCACAAGGTCCACCTCGTTCTTGCAATTAGAAATGACCAAATATTTGTGATCATAAGCATAAACTAATGCATAAGCTAGAATGTAGAGATAGAGCCAAACATAATAACCAGAAATAATCAACGTGGATAATGCGGCGATGTGAAAAGAATTCTTTATTATCTTCCAAATATTCGTTTGTCGGAAACTCCCCCATAGTTTGTACAATTGATCTATTCTATTGATGATATCGAAACCGCAACTCAGGCGATTGCCCAAGCTTGGACACTTGAGCTTACATCTGAAAGGTGTCGTTGCGGAAATAGGAGTTTTCTGACAATTTTCCAAATTTGACATCTCGTCAAATATTTCCGAATTAGGGTCCTCAGACATTTGTTCGTATGGTCGAATGAATGATGGTAAAAACCGCAACAACGATGTGAACCGACTAGGTTGCCGCACGATTTCTCGTTCTTCGACGTCAATGAGAGTGTCCTGACTACAAGAGGGACTAGATGGGAAGACTACATCGCTTAGAGGAACATAATCTCCGGTAGCACTACAATCACTGACGTTCGGACGAGCTGGCTGAGGCTCAATAATAGTTGGTGGCTCCTTACAACGAGGTGCGGTTTCTTTTTCCTTCGGCGCTTCGGCTGTAGTTGATGACAGTTTGTCATCGATTGGAATAGATGCACTATACAAATGGAAAACCGTTGGTTGGGGATTTTGTGAAATAGCATATTTACCTTCAAGATGAATGAAATCGTATTCATCTCGTGTCAGGAGACTATCGTCCACTTGGTGTGGCAGTCCTTGAGACGCGCTCTCTTCATCCTCTTCTTCCTCGGACTCCTGCGCAGACTCGCTTTCCTCCCCCTCCTCGTCCTCTTCATCCATCTCCTCCTCAGCATGATCTTCAGATGTCTCGACAGCTCCATCCTGCTTAAGTTGAAACTTAGGCATCTTATTGGTGTTGTCTACGACATATTTCTTGCTAAAGTCGGGAAGATGAAGTTGTTGAAGTTGGGGAGAGGGTAAATTTTGTGCCTCCAGAACTTCCTCAATAACCAACGATAAATTCCTTTGATAATAAGATTGGGTCACAATATTATAAGGTTCGATGACTATTCCTATATCCATGGAGTGTTTCGATTTAATTTCCGTAATTTTGGGGTACAAATACTCTTCGAAATCGAGATGGAAGAAATGACAATCAGAGATACCACCTGACAGAATCATCTTGAACAGTTTAT